ATGCTCAGAAGGAACTACGACGTCGTGGCCACGATCGGCACGGCGGGCGTGCTGCTCATCGTGTCGGCCCCGTGGCCGCTCTGGCTCGTGTGGACTGGGATCGTCGGCTACATGGCCACGAACCGGCTGCGCCACCGCCATGCGTAAGCCGCGCGTCTACCTGTCCCGAGCCCAGTTCGCCGAGCGGATCGGCGTGGAGCCTGGCGCACTGAGCCGGTACAAGCTGCCCGAACCGGACGTCATCGTCGGGCCGGTCAACGAAGACGGGAGCCTGCCGCGCGGCACCACGCGCGGCTGGCTGCCCGAGACGATCGACGAATGGAACGCGCACCGGCCGGGCCGCGGCGCACGGACGGATCTGCTCGAGGCCTAGTCAGCCTGAAGCTGCTTCTGACCAGACGAATTCGGGCGTTCGATTATTGGAACTGCCATGTACACCTTGGGCGGCTTGTGGAAGTACTTTCGCACCGCGCCGGTGAACTCTCGATGAGCATCATAGATCCCGCGGCGAGCATCTTTCGGGTCAACGCCATAGACCTCAGGCTCCAATACGAGCGGCACATAGCCGATCAGTCGTTCGGCTGCGCGTTCAATCTCGGGAGTGCCGATGATGTCGATACTGTCCGATGCATCTTCGAGCATGTCTAGGGCGCCAAAGTCCCAGTCTTCGCGAGGCTTGGTCGAGATGTCTCGTTTGAACCTGCCTGCGGCTGAGCTGAACTTCGCGCACTGCTTGAGCAGTTCCGGATCGGATCGTCGACGGTCAGTCCTCCGGGCCAGGAGGAGCACGATGCACTGAGCAATCAGCACACCAGTCAACGCAAAGGCTCCGGAGAGTAGGGCAATCTGCATAGGCGCGACGCTACCCAAGCCAAGTGTTCCACCGCGCACCTTGCGGCCGCGCTCCGGCGCACGGCGGTAACGTGATGCCCTGGATCCTCGACTTCCTGAATGTGCCACTCCCATCCCCCTGTGTGTGGCACACGAGCCCCGCCGGATGCGTGAAATCCGGCGGGGCTCGTTTCATGGGCGAGGCCGTCGACGCCCGTGACGTACGCCGGCGGCCTCTCGAAAGGCGCGCACGACCGAAGGGTTAGCGCCGCGCACGCGTGGCCCGGGAACCAGGCTGCACCTGCGCTCGCGGCGGTCGCAAGAGCGGCGGGAGCGGCGTTCGCCGCCCGCGACGCGCTTTCTGAGAATTCACTGAGTATCGTCGCGCGCCGTGAGGTAGGTCGCCTACCCTTCTGCCTCGCCGCACCGGTCCCAGCCAGCGGCGCGGAGGCCTCGCCACACATCGCAAGGGGTGGGTGGCGAGGCCTTTTCTCTCACCGCGCCACCGATACGATCAAGCACGTGCTCGGCCTCCCTCTGGCGATGGCCCGATTCAACTACCGGCTCGCACGCCTCCCGCCGCAGCTGATCGAGGATGTCGCCATCGTGCGACTCCCCGAAGAGTCCGCGCTGCGTCTGGGATACGAGCGAATCCTCATCGACTGCGATCGCGCGGCCGCCCACCTACTCCATGACGAGTCGGCCACCACTCGAGCCTGCCGACTGCGCGACCAGACCGCCCCGGCGCGCGTCACACGCGCACTCGAACTACGCCGAGTCGAGCAACACGAGGAAGCCATCGATGCAGCCGAGGCGGAGCTGCTCCGCGGACATCGCGAGAGGTTCCTGCACCGCCTACGGGAACACATCTCCCAGAGCCATACCGAGCGGTAACGGAAGGCGAACCCGTCGACGGGGCCGCCAGCTCCCAACCCCTGCCGTCCGCCGCGGGGTGCTTCCTGAGAACTTGCTGAGTATCGCGGCGGCTCAGCGCGGGGGCCGCCTACCGTTCTACCTCGCCGCACCGGCTCTCATCCAGCGGCGGGGCCTCGCCGCCCCCCCACCCGCGGGCGGCGAGGCCCATTCTCATATCGACGTGACGCGAGCCGCACCCACGCCAGCACGGCCGTCTCCTACTCCACGTTCCACCGCGCGCCCTGCGGCCGCGGCCCGGCGCACGGCGGCGTCCGGATGGTGACCCCGCACGTGCGGCAGAAGTGGGTTCGGTGCCCACCGCGGCGGGCATCGGCGCACCCGCATTGCTCCCAGCCGACCAGGCACCGCCGCGGGCCGAGACGGTGCCCGTTCGGGCAGTGGGTCGGCGCGGGCTCGACGTGCACAGCCATGCCTTCAGACTAGATCTATTCGCACAGCCGTTCGATAGTTGCTAGGGTCGGTTGCGCGGGCCGGCGAGGGAAGCGCCGGCCCGCGCCACGGCCTCTCAGCCCACGTTGACCCGGTCAACCGTCATGCCCTGCTCGTTCTTAAGTTCCCGAATGAGCGTGCTGCGGCGGTCCTTAAGTGCCTTGATGTCCGCCTCGAGGGCCACGTATTCCTCTGCGGTGAGGGTATTGCGATCCGAGTCGGCCTGTCGACGAAGGCTATGGATTTCGAAATTCAAGCGATCAATATCCGTTTCGAGGAACCGAGCCGACTCATTGCGAAGGCGCAGAGGCGGCCTGGACGGAGCAGAACTCGCGGCGAGCATCTGACCTTGATCACGCTGGTTACGCTCGATTTGGGCGAGCCTCCCGCCGAAATTCTCGAGAATGTCGGCCAACGCAGACGGGTCGCCATCTGCCGCCTTCTGTGAGATCGCCTGGACCGCCTCGTACTGTGTCAGGGGCGTCACCAGAGCCTCGGGCTTGTCCAACGCTGCAATCGCAGACCTCAACAGGTTCTTCTGGGCCGCATCTACGGAAGCGGGATCCGAAAGTGTGTAGCGAATCGCTCGTTGGTCCGTAATGTCGAATGGAATCTGCTTCCCATCACCATTGAGCAACACCACCGGCTTCTTGAAGCAATGCGCAACTGCGAGCTCGTAGAACACGTTCGGGTTGTGACCAGTCAGGTCGGCGACAATCAGATCAGACGTAATCACGCGGTCAATGACCTTCTGACCAATCGAATCCGGCGAGGCCTCCTCATCGGCCCTGACGACGTCCCATTCAGGCTTCGGAAGCGCCTTCCTGATCACGTAGTTCAGGGTCAATAGCGCCTCCGCGTGAACCTCGGTACCCGGACTACCAATCTGCGAGATCACGAACACGGACTTAGGCTCAGACTTCTCGGTCGACATGAGCACGATGATCGCACGTCCGAGTGATCGTGAAGGCCTACCTGGTGCGCTGCAACAGTTGTAGCGCAGCAGTAACCATATCGAGTGCGGTAAGCACCCGAGCACACTCAGGGTCACGCCGGGCCGCGGTGAGCACGACGGGGTCACCGTCGGCGTGCAGCTCCGCGAGCAGGACGAGCTCGACTGGACTCATGCAGGGTTGGACGCACCGGGCCGCGGCGCGGTTCCCTACACCGGCGTGGCGGTCAGGTAGGTATTCGTGCCGCCAGCGACTGCGTCGGTGCCGCCGTCGTTCATGACCTCCACCGTCAGGAGATCACCTTCCCCGCACGCCACCGAGCTCAGCCCGGCGCCCGTGATGGGGATGCTGGTCACGAATGTGCCGCCGATGCTCACCTCCCACAGGAGAGTCGAGTTCTGATAGACCCGGACCCACCGGCGACGGTCGTTGCTCACGTACGTGATCAATCCATCGATGTCGTAGGTACCTGCCTTGACCTGCAGTCCGTTCGACGCGATAACCGTGTCGGGGCGCCCCGCTCGGACTCCCCAGCCTGTGACCAGGGTCCAGACGGACCGAGCGATCCCTGACTGGTTGCCGGACTTGTCCATGCCCATCGGGACCGTGTCGGCCCAGACCTGGATGGCGGCCGAGCCGGTGCCAACCATGATCTTCCGCACTGCGACCGCAGCAGACCCGGTGCCGACCATGACCTTCTTCAGCGTGTCCGCCGCACTGCCTGTGCCGATCTGGATGCCCATCAGCGGATGTGCCCGATGAAGCCGACGGCGTTCTTCGTTGCCGAGGGCAGCGCGTCGTAGGCGGCCTGGGTGCCCTCCCAGATGGTGATGGTCTTGCCTGCTGCGTTGGCGACCTTGCCCGCGAGGGCGGTCGCCTGGGCTGTGCTCACGGGCTTGTTCGCGTCGGACGTGTTGTCGGCGTTGCCGAGCCCTACGTCGCCCTTGCCGAGCACCACGACGCCGCTCTGCCCGTTCACCGATTGCACGACGTCGGTAGGCGCGACCGCGAGCGTCCACGACGATTCCTGGGTCCGGTCGGTGCCGGTCAGGAAGTAGGTGCCCCGGCCAGGGTTGTTCGTCTGCACGACACGGTCGTCGGATTGCACCTGCGCGGCGGTCAGCGCGAGCCGCGCGGCCGCGGTCGCCACGACGATGGTCGCGGTGGTGGCGATGGCCGGGATCTGCGAGGTCGGGATCTTGCCGTCGATGAGGTCGGCCTTGGCCATCAACGCTGAGCCCAGTTCCTCAGCCAGGCCGACAACGTCCGTCACCGCGTGCGTGTGACCGGGCTGCGATGACGTGCCGCCCTTCTCGAGCTTCACCTTCGCCGCGGAGGTCAGATCGAGCGTGCGGTCCGCGGACAGGTCGCCACCGCCGACGAGGTCGCCCGTGCCCTCGACCTTGCGAGTCGTCGCGACGCCGCCAGCGCTCTGGGCATCCGCGGCGGCCTGCTGGGCGAGCACCCGGGCCGCGTCGGCGTCGACAGCCGACTGCGCCGCGGCGTTCGCCTTCACGGTCGCAGTGTTGGCGCTGGTCTCCGCGGCGACCTTGTGATCGAGGGCGTCATCGCGCGCCCCCTGCGCGGCAGCGAGGGCCGTGTCGACCTGACTCTTGGCAGTGTCCACCGCGCCTTGCGATGCGGCCGCCGCCGTCGCTGAGCCCGCCGCCGCCGTCGCCGACCCGGCCGCGGCGGTCTTCGACGAGTCCGCCGCCGTCGCCGACCCGGCTGCCGCACTGGCGGAACCGGCGGCCGCGGTCTTCGACGACTCGGCCGCGATCCGATCTGCATCCGCGTTCGCGGCCGCGGTCTCCGCTGCCGCCTGCGCGCCCTGAGCGGCGGTCTTCGCTGCGTTCGCGGCCGTCGCATCCGTCGCGGCCTGCGCCAGCGCCGGGACAGTGACTGAGCCGAGCGCTGTCGAGTCATCGAGGCCGAACAGCAGCTTGTTCCCCTGGATCGCGACCGACGCGAGGGACTTGCCTCGGAGCCCTCGGAATGGGGCGCCAGCGCCGTTGGCCGGCCACGCGCTGCCCGACCAGACGTAGAGCAGGCCGTCGTCGTTGTTGACGTACGCGGTGCCCGCGTCGGCCGGGCCGAGGGAGATGGCCGCCAGTTCGACGTAGTTCGCCACGGTGCCAGCGAGATTCACTCCCGCGCCGACGTCGCCCTTGTCGCCCTTCACGATCACCTTGTGCTCGGCGATGATGATCTCTTCGAGCTCGAAGAGTCGATGCGTGCCCGTCTCGGGGATCATCACGTCGTAGACCTGGTACCAGCCCTCGGCGTCGATCTCGACGCGCATCGGGCCGGGGTCCAGCTGGGGCGAGGTGATCGTTCCGCCGACGGAGTAGACGACGACAGGCGTCGGAGTGATCACCCCCGTCCCGTCAGATTGGACGCGGAGCGGCACGCCGTAGAACGACGCTCGCACCTCGTCTGCGGCGAGTGCCGCGTCGGCGAAGTCCTCGGTGATGATGGTCATGGCGCCTCCCAGGTGTCTTCGCGGTGCTCGGCCGCGGCTTTGTTCGTCAGGTCCCGCCAGTAGGGGTCCTCGAGTGCTTGCGCGCGGGCCGAGGCGTTGCGTAGTGCGGCGATCAGCGGTGCCGGATCGGCGTCGGGCACGCGCGCTTCTGCGATGAGTTCGTGTGCGTGAGCGACGATCTCGTCGTCGGTCATGGTCGAGACGTCGATGCTCCTCATCGGGGATTCTTTGGTCACGATGTCTCCGTGCTTCGCTTCTCGACTGACATGCCGTTCCAGACGCTTCCGCCGCGGCTGCCGCGACCGAACGCTGCATTGCCCCACAGTTCGACGTAGTAGCCCGCGGACGGGACCACAAACGGCACATGGACGACCAGGGACTCTCGGCTGCTCGTGTCGGCCTCCGCGATCCGCTGCGCGTGCAGCGTCCCGTTCGGGGCGTAGACGCGGATCTGAATGTTCATGTACGTCGAACCGAGGGATGTGTATCCCTCGGCCGACAGCTGCGCATCGGCGACCCAGAGACCTTTGCTGCTCAGGTAGATCGCGCCGTTCGCGATCGTGGCGCCAACGATCGGGCCGATCTGTCTGTCGATCGGAATGCGGATGTCGCCCGCGATCGCGTTCGATGAGCCGCCGAGCGAATACGTGTGGCAGTAGCCGACGACGCCCTCGAGCTTCTGCGTCTTGTCCTGCAGGGTGGCAATGTCCTCCTGCTTCGCCTGCGCCCACTGTCCGATTCCGGCGAAGTGACCGTTCGGATTGAAGATGCCGAGCAGCGCGTTCGTGATGCTGCCGACGAACGCGGCGATCGGGTTGGCCTTCACCTCGATGCGTCCGCGCTGCTCGGACCGATACTGCGCTTCGGTCTTCTGTGACCACGCCGCGATGCCGCCGAGGCCGTTGAGCGTGCCCGCCGGTGTGCGTTCGGGGAGAGAGTCAGCCATCGGATCGCACCTCATCTCGCAACTCGGGAGGAATCTCAGGCGCCAGTACGCCGGGTACATGCCGTTCGATCCACGTCATCAATGTGCGAATGAAGCCGACCGCCGAGTCGAGTAGCGATCGGGTGTGCTCGCCCTCGCGGATCGAGTTCGCCAACGACGCGGCCGTCGCGGCGTTCTCCGTTTCGAGTGCTGCGACTTGCCGCTCGAGCACCCCGACGCGCTCACCGAGAGGTGCGACGAGCCCGGCCGCGGCGTTGGCGATGATCTGTGCCGCCTCGGCCCCGAGCTTGCCCGCCTCGGAGTCCAACTTTCCCGCCTCGGAGTTGTTCCGGCGGCGCACGAAGAGTCCTCCCACGAGCGCGCCGAGGCCAGCGCCGAGAATGACGCCGAGCGCGGCGAGCAGCGCGGGGAGCCACGCCACCCGCTACCCCTCGCTGCGAGAAGGAAGCAGGGATGGCGAGTTGGGATCGCCGAAGCCTGCCGACACGATGGACGTCAGGATCGACACCATCGCCGCCGTGCCGGATACCGACAGCGCGGAACCCCAGTCGAGGTCCAGGACGGTCGTGCCGACGGTCAGCAGCGCGAGAAGCACCTGCGCGCCGGTCTTCATTGCGCGCTCGGACGCGTCCTGCCAGAACCCCTTGGTCCACATCACTTGGTACCGCCCGCGGTGTGCTTTGCGAGCGCATCGACGAGGGTCAGCGGCTCCCCCTCGTCGTTGGTGCCGAGCTGACCCCATGGGCCGAGCTGCCGGAGGATCGCGTCGAGCTTGCCGTTGAGGGTGTCGAACTGCTGCTGGGTCATGTCGTCCTCCTGGTTGGGTGCGGGGTCTACGTCGGCGTACGCGTAGCCCTTCGGTGGGATCAGGGTGGTGAGCTGGTCGAAGCTCATCCAGTAGCCGAATGGGCGGAAGCCGGAATCGGCGATCCAGACGGCACGGGTGGCGTCGTCGTAGCCCATGACGGTCATGTAGTGGTAGACGGTGCCGCCGCCGTATGCGGGCGACACGGATCCGTTTACGCCTCGCGGGTAGTTCGACGGCGGCGCAACGATGTTCACGATGACGCCATATCCGCCGTCGATCGACCGGAGGATGTCTCGCCACAGGCGATTGCACTGCGCGCCGGTCGGCGGGTCGTTCGGCATCTGCACCGACGTGTACCGGGCCTCGGGCACGCGCTCGTCGAGCACCCGCTCGATCAGGCCGACGAAGTCGGTTCCGTTCCACGTGGTGCCGATCTCGCGGGCCAGCTGCGTCTCGTCGACGCGGATGCCGCGGGAGTTGAGGACGATCTGCGCCGACGCCGGACCGCAGTTGTAGCCCGTCTCCTGCGGCACGATGTTGCGGTCATAGGGCAACTGCTTCTGAGTCATCGGTTCTCCTCGTTTGTGTTGTGCTGCATGGCTTCCTCGGCGCGGACTCTGTCGAGCGCAGCATCGAGTCGAGACCGCAGTTCCGGCGGCATCTTCCGAACGAGCTCGTCCTCGGTGAGCTCCCCGGGGTCCGGCTCGTCGATCGGCACCCATTTGCCTGCGCCGGTCATCCAGTGCGCCTCGGTCTGCGGCAGCCGCAGCTTGATCGTCGGCTCGGCCATGTGGCCGCAGTTGTCGCACTTGAGCCGGGCGCCGCAGTCGTGCATGCGTTTCGATGCGAGCCGGTAGTACGCGAACGGCAGCATCGCGAGCGCGCCCTTGAGCTCGGGCAGGCTGACGAACATCCACCAGAACATCTCTTCCGGGTCGTCGAGGTCGCAGTTCGCGCGCTGCGGAATATCGTCGGGCTGCATCAGAACACCCCCGCTTCCTTGAGGTCAGATCGAGCTTTGTCGATATGGCGCATCAGCCGCGCGAGCGGATCCTCTTGCAGCCGTTCGCCGCCGAGCACGATCTCGTACTCGGGGAACTTGTCGGGATCCCACTCGAGGACGGTCTTCGAGACGCGCTCGACGTGAATGCGCCGGGTCAGGTCGCCCGGGATCCGCGTCGCGACGCGGTCGCCCTTGTCGAAGTGCCCGACGCCGGACGCGCCAATCGCGTACGGCGCGGCGTTGGTGATCTCCATCGAGCCAGAGAAGATCGTTCGCGTCTCGAACGCGCCCGCGCGCAGCACCATCAGCGAATCGAGGGTGTACGCCTTCCCGGCGCTGGCGATGAAGTACTCGAAGTAGCGGAAGTCGCCCGAGACCTGGGCGCGCTGGAACAGCTTTACCGCGATCCACGCGAGGATCGTGTTGTGGTTCCAGAAACCGTTGGCCGAGTAGTTCTCCCATCCTGGGACATGCATGTCGTAGAAGTCGTCAATGCCGACCGACTGCACTGACACGACCTTGCGGAAGGTGAGCGCGGACGTCTCGCGGAGGTTCTCGTACTGGGCATCCTCGACCTTGACCGCTGCGACCTCGATCGCCCGCCGGGGCAGGTCATCGTGATCGACCGTCGCGATCTCCGTTCCGACGACGACCGCTGACCCCCGCATGAACCCTTCGCGGGTCAGAAAGCGGTGCTGGTGCGTGGCCTTGATCGCTCGGCCGTCGTCGAGGACGTACTCGAACAGCTCGGTCCGGCCCTTCTTGAAGGCAAGGATCGCCGTCGCAGGCACCCTGTGCCCGTCGGGCGTCAGCGACCAGACGCGGAACGGTCGCCCGCGTGCCGCGAGGACGTCGATACGCTCGTCGCCGTCCGGCCCGTGGATGATCGTGTCTCCGGCTACGCAGTCCTCGTAGAACGGTTTCAGCATCGCGTCAATCGAGCCGCCGATCGAGCCGATCTGCAGAGCGTTGCCGACGATGTCGAAGATTCCCTGCGTGAGCGCGCTCATGGTCTCGTTGACGCCGGGCATCGAGTGGCCGCCGGTGACCAGCTGCACCGCGCGCGCCGGTCGCTGCTTGAAGCTCGACCTGCGCACGCCCGGGCTGTCCGGCGGGTAATAGACGTACGGAACCCGCGCGTCGGTCAGTCGCTTGCCGGGGATCCGGTAGTCGGCGACCACCGGCATGTCGGTGATCTGCTCCTCGAGGTTCTCGACGAAGTCCTCGGTGTACTGGCGGATCGTGCGGAACAGGCCGTCGAACAGCGTGCCGCCGTTGGCAGTGCCCGCCTCGACGCCGGACTTGTCCTCGATCCACACGACGAGAGCGCCGTGGCGGACCTTCGCGCCGGGCCACGGCGGCGGGTCGCCGGTAAACCACCGGCGCCACCGCAGCGAGAGCTCGGCATCCGCGAGGATGCTCTGCGCGGCCTCGTGCCAGTACTTGAACCGTGACGTCAGGATCGCCCAGGGGACGCCCCTGGACATCCACTCCATGAAGCTGGTCGGCTTCACGACGACGGTCCAATTCGCCATGTCGTAGCCGGTCCACCACGACGAGGGATTCATCGGGTCATCGGGGAACGTCAGCAGCGAGGAGTTCTCGCGAACGAGGTTGATGTGGAGCGCGGCCTCGCAGACCCATGGAGCCGGGCCCGCAAGCCCAAAGACCTTGATCGGCTGGAAGATTGCGGGCATGGTCGGCGTGGCCCACAGCAGTTTTGTCTTCAGCTGCTCGAAATCAGAGAGGAACGTCGCGGTCAGTTCCGAGTAGCCGAGCTCGTCGGTGTCGACCGAGACCTCTTCGAGCAGGCCTGACCATCGGTTGCCCATGTAGTCCATCGAGACGAGCACGTTGCGCTTCTCGCCGCGCTTGATGCGGCCATACATGTCGTTGAGCCACTGAGCCTGCGGAAGCGAGAAGTCCATCTTCAGGACGCCCGGCCCGGTGTCGTTGTCCGGGTCTTCCCATCGCGCCTTGTTCTCGCACTCGACGAGGTGCGCGAGGTCGGCGTTGCCGCCGGTCCAGAGCCGGACCAGCGGCGGCACGCGGCGCATGCGCTCAAGGTCGTCGTGCGCCCGGTCGGTGGCCTCCCAAATCGCCGCGCATTGCTCGGCGAGACTCAGGCTGAAGTCGACGGTTGCGGTCAAATCAGTTCACCTCCCCACGGTTTCGGCCAGAGACGCGGTTGGCGTAGCTCGGCACGCGCACCGACGCCGGACGGTGCGCCGGTGTACGAGATCGGCAGCAGGGTCTTCGGCGTGTACGGCGGAATTTTGTGCATGAAGAAATCTCGGCCGCCGTTCTCGCCGAGAAGGTTGGTCCCGGACCAGGATTCGAGCATCAGCCGCATCGGGTCGTAGTTGATGCGGGCACCGGCGTGCGCGGAGTCGATCGGCAGGAGCTCGACGACGCGGTTGCCGAACTCGCCGCCCGGCACGCGCCTGCCCTTCGGTCCGATCCACGACGGATCCGGGATGTTCCACTGCGCCCGGGTCAGCGACCATGCCTGAAACATCACCAGCGGCGACGGATTCGAGACCTCGATGAACCCAGACCCCGAGGTGCCGGAGCCCTCGAAGAACGTGAGCTTCTCGCGGCCCTCCCAGAAGGGCATCCCGGCCCGGACCTTGTAGATCGGGTTCTCGTACTGCTCGTCCTCCATGGTCGGGTCGAACTCGGGATCAAAATCCGTGTCGTCGTGCCGCTGGATGAACAGCCGCCGCGTGTCCCGCTTCGACTTGATGACGAGCCGCGCGAGCTGCTCGTTCGGATCCCACTCGTCCGGGGTGTCGGTGATCATCTGGTCGAGCAGGCTGTCGAGCCACTCGATCCCGTTCGGGTTGTCGTCGCCGAACAGGTGCATTCCGAGCGCGAGGTCGCGCCATGCGTAGTTGCGGCCCTTGAACGTGCCGCCACGCTGCCGCGCGGCTCGCCGCCAGTCACCCAGGATCGGGGCACCGTAGATGCCCTTGAGCTGGCCGGCCGCCAGGATGACACCCTGGCGACCGGCGTTGCGCCCAACGAGGTCGAGCCTCTTCTCGTTGGCTCCGATGAGCGCGATGTCAAGCATTGCCACCCCCGTACCGCAGAATGGCGATGCTCTGCCGCTCTGCCTGATCTCGTTGCCACGACGCCTGATCGGCGATCGTCTGGTGGTTGTTGTTGATGATCTGGACGCGCGGACCGCCACCGCCGACACCGGCACCGGCGCCGACGAGCTCGTCGACCTTGTTGATGTTCGCCTCGGCGATTCGCCACTGCGAGCCCTCGAGGATCGGCTCAGGCTCGGTCAGGCCGTTGAAACCCAGCTGCCCGGGCATCAGCCACCCGCCGTTGTCGAACAGCCCCGTCTCGTCGACCAGAGCCTGACCGCGGCCGAGCATCTGGCCGTACTTCGCCGGGAACGCGGAGCGCTGCACAGACTGCGCCACGGCGCCCGGGTCCATCGACTGCCAGTCGGCCGGGAACTGCTCGAAGAACATCAGCGCCGAGTCGAACGCAGACATCCGTTGCGCGACCGTCCCCCATGCGCCGTTGTTGCGCTGCTGGAACAGCCCGACCGAGTCATAGTCCGAGCCGACCGCGTCATGCGGGAAGCTCAGCGACTCGGGCACCGCGTTGTTCGCCCACATCTTCAGCGGGTCACCCGCCTCGACGAGAGCGGTCGCCTCGCCGATCACAGCGGCCGCTTCGCCGAGGCCCTTCTCGCTGGCGGCTCGGGCGATCTCGTAGGCGTACAGGTCCGCACCGGCCCGCCCGCCCGGCCCCGCCTGGGGCGCTGCGTTCGGGTCGATCGCCGACTCCATCGCGGATGTGGGGAGGTCGACGCCGGGCATCTGGCCCGCGGTGCCTGGCAGTGCCGGGTTGGCCGTGGTGCTGGTGCTCGTCGTGCTGCCCGCCTTGATCGTGTAGCGGTCGGCCAGGTCGAGCCAGTCGCCGAGCCCGAAGATCTCGGTCGACGCGTCCGCCCAGACGCCCGCGACATCGGTGAACATCGACTTCCATCGGTCGCGAGCCGAGAAGGTCTTTTCGACCTCCGTCGTCGGCGTCGTGGTCGTCGTGGTCGACGTCCCCGGCCCCAACGCGCCCGGCCCCGTCGGGCCCCACCCTGGCGCCGGTCCGGTCTGGCCCGGGGCGACGGTGATGACCTCCGGCGTCAGCGGCTTCGGTTCGGCCAGTGGCTCATCCGCCGCCGCGTGCACGTGGTTGGTATGGTCACCGGCCGCCGCGTAGAACGAGTCCGGCACGATCTGGCCGTCCTTGATCTGGCGGTTGAACCGCGGGTCGTCGTAGATCAGCTCTCGCAACTGACTCTGATAGTGGTCGGCGAGGAAGTTCGCGAACCCGAGCTCCTCGTCGGTGTTGCCTGAGCCGTTCGAGAAGTCGACCGCCTTCCCGGCTCCGTGGAAGTCGTTCGCCCCGGGTCGCAAGGTGTCGGTCACCTGCAGCGCCGGGAACCGCTCGGCTGCGAGCGACGTCAGGCTCCCGATTACGCCGCCGTCCTTGAGGCCGGTGAGCTGCCCAGCGTTCAGCGCCGCAACGATCGCGGCGCCGCCGTTGCTCATCACGTCTTCGCGAACGATCCCTTCGCCGTCGGCGACCCGGACGACCGGGATGCCCGCGGCGTTGACGCCAACGATGCTGTCCGAGCGTCCATCGCCCGGACCCCATAGCTGCCCGTCTGCGGTGCGGCCCGCGATGGTGCCGCCGTCACGGAGTAGCGGCAGATCCGGCGTGTCGAGGGACAGCTGAATCCGCTTGTTGATGACCGGAATCGTGAAGTCGAAACTGAGCCGAAAACTGTTCCAGCGCTGGATGACCCAGTTCAGCGCGGACTTGAAAGCGTTCGTGATGCCGTCCCACATGCCCGACGCGGCCGAGCCGATCCGGCCCGGCAGTCCGGTGACGAACCCGACGAGCTCGTCGAACTTGCCGACGACCCAGTCCTTCGCCTCGCCCGCCTTCGTTCCGATCCAGCCGAGCCCGGCGCCGAAGGCATCGATGCCCACGGATACCGCATTCCACATCCAATCCCATCCGGCCTTGATCGCGTTCCACGCGCCGGTGACGATCTGCTGCCCGAGCTCGGTCTGGGTGAAGAACCACACGAGACCAGCGACGAGCGCTGTCACGGCGACGATGATCGCGCCGATCGGGTTGGCGGTCATAGCAGCGTTGAGCGCCCACTGTGACGCGGTGGCGATGACGGTCGCCGCCTGCTGCCCGATGAGCACAGCCTTGTACGTGACGAACCCGGCCGCCAGCAGGCCGAGCGCGATGGCCATTGCCTGCGTCGGCCCCTGGTTGTCCATCATCCAAGTCGCGATAGAACCGAGCGCGTCGGTCAGTCCGCCTTGAATGGTGTTCTTCAACTGGGTCATCGCGTGATTCGGGCCAGAGTTGAGGGTGTCGCTCATCTGCTGCGACGATCCCGCGAAGCCAGCCATTCGGTCTTCGGCGCCAGTCAGGCCCTCGAGGAACATCGGGATCTGATCGACGGACAGGTCTTCCAGCGGTGTGCCGAACAGCGCGATCGCAGCGTTTGCCCGATCCGCTGGCATCTCGATGTTCAGAAGCCCTTTCGCGGTCTCCTGCAAGGCATTCTGCGCATCCTTGCCGCCCATCGCGACCATGTTCGACATGTCTTCGGCATCGAGGCCGATCGCCTTGTACGCCTCGGCGGATGCCTTGGACATGTCGGAGCCACGGATCGTGAATTCCTTGAGCGCGTCGCCGGTCTTGTCGAGGGCGAACTTGCCCTTGTCGGCGGCGCTTACGAGGACGTCGAACGCCTCTTCGCCGTCGAACCCGAGCGCCCGGAAGTTGGTGCCGTACTCGTTGAGGATCTCTGGCAGCTCGTCGCGCATCGCCGGGGAGACGCGCTGGAACGCGGTCGTCATGAGGTCGAACGCCTCGGTGCTGTCCTTCGCCAGCCCGTTCGTCACGAGCTGCGAGGTAGCCTGGACAGCCTCGTTGACGTCGGTGCCGAAGACCTTCGAGAAGTTCAGCGCGGAAGCCGCGATCTGATCGGTCGCCTTCTCACCCTCGGCGCCAGCCCAAGTGAACGTGGTCGCAACGGCGCCGATGGCCGCGGCAGCTTCATCCATCGAACCGGCGACGCCCTGCTTCCACAGGTTCCCGGTCTGGTCGCCGTACTTGGCCGCAAGGTCGCCGGTGGCGCCGAGCTGCGCGGCGAGCTTGGACTCGACGTCCATGTTGTCGAACGCCTGCATGCCGAGGGCCACCGCGCCGCCGATACCTGCGGCGGCGATCGCGAACTTGCCCAGGTCGTCGGCGCCCGACTTGACCTTCCCGCCGAATCCATCGAACGCGCCGCCGAAGCGGGAGACCTTGCCCGCCCCGTCATCAGCAGCGTCGGTCGCACGCTTCTGGGCGTCGGCCAGCTTTCCGGCCGCCGCCTCGGCGTCGCGGGTCGTTGCGGCTTCCTTACGACGCGCGGACTCGAGCGCCTCAGTCGCCCTGGTGAGCCGGGCGCCGTCGGTGATGCCCTTCTCGCGCAGCTCGAGCAGCGCGGCCTCGGCGACGCGGACCTTGCCCGCTGCGTCGGCGACCTTGTCCTGCGACTTCGCGAGGTCGGTCGCGGCCTTGTCGACCGCGCCCTTCGCCGCCGCGAGCCCGGCCGCGATCGCGTCGCCTGCGTCCTTACCTGCCCGCTGGCCGGCCGACTTCATCGGCCCGGCGAGCTGCCCGGTCATCTGCCCTTCGACACCGCGCATCGCGGGGATGATCTGCAGTGCTGCCCAGCCGATTGTTTCCACGGGCCAGCCCTCCTATTCGGTTGTGCCGAGTTCCCGCGCCCGTCGCGCTTTCGAGCGCTCGAACGCGCCCCGCTTGGCCTCGCGGCTACGGGCGTTTTGACGCTTGGCCATCTCCATGCGCCGGGGGTTGTGGATGCGCGGCTTATTGCGGCCACGCCCTGCGTTCGCCTTCTGCTCCCAGAGGTCGGCGAGAAGGTGGTCGGTGATCGACCAGGGATGCCGTCCGCCGTTGTCGTCGATCGCGAGAGCGGAGTCGGCTGGCAGATGCCGGATCAGGACGTACAGCAGGCGCAGAGTCAGCTGCGATGGCCCGCCGTCGGGGCGCCACAGATCACGAAGGTCGACCCGATGGAAGCGACGCAGGTCCGCCTCGATCGGGTCGCCCTTCGTCTGCAGCAGCTCGAGCAGGCCGACTATTTTCCCGCGGAGCCGAGCCCCGTCGCCTTGCTGAAGAGCTCCATCACCTCGGATGCCGCCTCGATCGGCGTCTTGCCGTCGGCCTGCGCGCGGGTCGTGAACCACAGGAACCGGCGGTCGCCGAGTAGGCCCTTGACCATCATCAGAAGGTTCTTCTGAATCGCGCCGACTTGCCAGTCCCACGAGTTGAGGAGCTCCGATTGCTCGATCCGGATCTCCTCGCCCCACAGGGTCAGGACGATGGTCGCGGTGCCGGGCGCCTCGGCGACCCGCGCCGCCTGCTTCGCGAGATGATCCTGCGGCTCAGGGGCATTCGCGGGGATCGTCGCGCCCTTACCCTTGCCGCGGTTCTTCTTGCGGCGCGCGGCCCGGTTCGGCTCGATCTCGGAACCGGCGTCGGCCGCCTCGGTCTCGTTGTCCTGCTCTGCGAAGGTCTCGAAGTCGTCAACGGGCATGTGCAGCTCCTTGGGTCGTGCGCCAGACGTCGGGCGCGATTGCTGCCGCCACGAGCGCGGCGGCGTGTTCGGGGAGGCCTGCGTCGCGCAGGCTGGTGTGCGCGGCAGCGATCGACTCGGCGAAGTCGGCCGCCGACACTTCGGCGGCCCGGTCTTCGGCATCGATCTGCGGCGCGAGCTGGATCGTCTTCGCGACCTTCGCGCGGTCGCGCGGCGTGACTGCGGGGAGACCGAGACGCTCTGCGGTCGCGGCAATCTCAGCGTCGCTGGGAACTCGGGGCATGGGATGCCTCCTGTGCAGCTGGGTGCAGCGGTGGAACCGGCCGCCCGCGGGCTGCACGTCCGCGGGCGGCCGGAGATCAGGCGGTCACCGTGACGGTGATCGACTTGCTGGCGGTGTCCGCCGTTGGGGTGGCCGAGTCGGTGACCGTGAAGGTGATGCTCGGCGTGCCCGCCGCGGTCGGCGTGCCGGAGAGGACACCAGCAGTGGAGAGCGCCAGGCCGGTGGGCAGGGTGCCCGTCTTGGTCCACGTCTTCGCTCCGGTGCCACCGGTCGCGGTCAGCGTCTGCGAGTACGGAGTGCCGATGACACCCGCCGGAAGGGACGTCGTGGTGATGACGAGGTCATCCACGGGCGCCGTGGCCGCGGTCTCGACGCGGATGAACACGTCGCCGTTCGCGTCGTTGGCGTGGTGGCAGGTCATCTCGTACGACTCCTGCCCGGCCTCGGTCTTGCCGCTGTGCGAGGACAGCTCGAAGAGCGCGGGGCGCGGCGTGACGAGAATGTCAACGTAGCCCTCGTCCTCGAACCGGTACAGCACGAAGAACCGCGTGCCCTTCGGCGCGCCGATGCGGTTCCCTGCCGAGCCGGGCAGTACGAACTTGCGCGTGACCGCGTTGTCTTCGAACGCGGTGAACCCGGTCGTGACCGAGCCGCGGCGCGCCTTGGACCGGTACCGCGGGTGCCCGAACCCGTCGAAGTGGACGATCTCGAGCTCAGGCGTGATCGGCACACCGGCGTCGGCGTCCTGCAGGCCGACGAAGAGCCACTTCGGGTCGATCGTGGCGTTGACGGAGGCCGGGACGTAGGGCGCGATGTCGCCGTTCGGGACATCGGCCACGGGGATGACGTAGGTCTCGGCCCCGTCCCAGATCCGCGTGGCGTCAGCATTGACTGTAGCCATGAAAATGCACCCCTCTCACAGGGTTTGGGGTCACGATGTGACCGCTCAGAAGTTGGTTGTTCGGACGGTGGCGTTGACGGTGAAGCTCGCCATGACGCCGCCGTTCTTCGGGTCTCTCGCGTCGATCAGCGCCGACCCGGGAGAGACCTTCACGCCGGGCACTCGCAGCGCGAGCAGCCAGCCCATACACATGCCCGCGAGGTCCCGCGCCCGCGTGCGGCCGTCGGCCCACACAGTGACGCGGATCTGCGGCTTCGTCGCCACCGGCCATATCTGCGGCCCGCCGTCGTCGAACACGACCACCGCGGGCCGACTCGTCGGCGTCCAGTCCGGCGGCAGACTGAGACCGACCGCCGCGCCGGGCGCTGGCAGCGTGGCGATGCGCCCGATCAGAAAGTCCTTGATCGGTACCGTTGCGTCCCTTGGCTTCCGGAGCGCCTTCACTTCGACGTCACCGTGAGCCCGACCGCGGCCGCAGCCTTCGACAGCGCGCCGTCGCTGGCCTGCATCGCGGCGCCGTGCTGATCCGCGATGACCACCGCGGCGGCGCCTCGGTCGGTCGTGTACGGATCGACCCGGACCAGGACATCCGGGCCAACCTGAGTCCGGACCGCGGCGCCGACCTGCTCGGCGACTCCGGTCGCCATGCTGGTGACCTCGTCCGACTTGAGGATCTTGCCGACCCCCGCGCGGTTGAGGCGAAATGGCTTCGCCATGGCTACCCCCTTCCGAGGGATGCGAGTGCGACCAGACCGCCTCGGCGGGTCCTTGGTGATCGCCAGTCGACGACGCGCACCGCGAATCGGTCACCACGAACGATGAGCTCGTCGCCGTTCGTGATGTCCGCGCCGCGGCGCAGGTAGATCGTGAACTCGATCCGTTCGCCGTCACGGCCGAACTCGGCCAGCTCTTCCGATAGGCCCGGCTCGATGCCGAGTGCGCGGATCGGCAATGACGATTCGGTCGACGGCACCGGGTCTAGGTTCGAGTCCCAGCCGCCGGGTGTTGTGCGGATCCGCGTCACCTTCTCGGCGGCCATCACGCGCCCCAGCCGAGCCGGTAGCGATTGAGGATCGCGAGTTGATGCGGCTGCAGCTGCGCGACGGAGAACTCGAACGGGCCGACCTTCTCGGCCGACCCGGCTGCGCCGTCGTCGATCTGCGCGGTCGCGGCGGCGAGGATGAGCCGGATCAGCTCGGCCGGTGCCTTGGCGTAGCCGTGCGTCAGCGTGACCTCGATGCTGCGCCAGCGGTCAGTCCAGCCAGACCGCTTCCGCAGCATGCCCTTCGCTGACCACTCGAACGCGCCCGCCGCGAGCTCGACTCCGTTCTCGACGACCTTGTCGAGTTCGGCGACCTGCATCGTCGGCAGCAGCAGCAGCGAGAGACCCGGCCCGTCGAGGGTCAGGGCCTCGGTTCGCTGCGGCGCGATGTGCCATCCGCAGTAGCCGCGGACCTCCGAGATTGCCGCCGCGAGGCTGAGCTCGTCGATTCCGTCCTCAGCCTGGAACGCGGCCAGCTCCTCGGGGGTGACGATCTCAGGCTCGGGCGGCGCGGTCACTCCGGTGCCGCCTTGTTCGCGGGCGTCTTGGCCTTGTTCGCGGCCGCGGCAGCCTTCTCTGTGTCGGCCTGCTCGGCTGCCGCCTTCGCTGCTTCAGCCTCGGCCGCCGCCGCTCGCTCGGCCTCGGCCTGCTCGGCTGCTGCTGCCTCGCGAGCTTCGACCGTGTCCGCTTCGGTGAGCCCGCGCCGCTCCGCGTCCTCGTCGCTGAGCTGGATGGTGGTCGCGTGGCCGTGGATCTCGGTTGCGTAGATCTTCAGCATTGGTGATCTCCTCCGTGAACGACCGCGACCCGGTGCGCGGTGCACCGGGTCGCGGTCAATCGGTCAGCTCGGGTCAGGCGGTGACGTCGACCTTGACGAACGCGGTCGGGCGGGTGACGGCGAAGGCGAGCCGCTCCTCGGCGAGGATCGCGACCATGTTGCGGATGAAGAAATCCGCGTGCGAGTCGGTCACGGTCACCGAGGTCTGCTCCCGATCCCAGATGACCGCCTTCGAGAAGTCGCCGAGCAGCACCTCGCCCGCGGCCTGGGTCTCGGACTCGACGACAGGCAGGCTCCACACGGAGCGCTGTCCGAGGGTCTGCGGCCCGCCGTAGCGGTAGGCGCCGTTCAGGTCCTTCGCGAGGTCGATCGCCTCGGCGTCGAGGGGGTTCACCACGATCGCGGTCGGGTTCACACGGCCCACGGTGCGGGCCTTGGTGATGCCCTTGCGGATCGACTCGAACAGGTCGGTCGAGAACGCCTGGGTCTGCACGCCGGACCACTGGTTGATGCCGGTGAAGTTCTCGCCGGTGCCGTTGCCGTTGAGGATCTGCGCCTCCTCGGCCTCGGCGATGTCGAGGCGCAGCTCGTCGTTGATCAGGCCCTCGAGCGCGGCGACGTCGGCGAGGGCGCGCTTGGTCGCGGGCACCCACTCGGCGATCGTCTTGACGTTGGCGACCTTGCGCTCGTACGCCCACGAGCCCTCGGGCTTGTAGCCGCCGTTCGCGTTCAGCACCAGGGCGCCCGCGGAGCCGGGGGCGGTCGGCGCGGCCGAGCTGGTGGCCTCGGCGACCACCGCGGCGGCGTTGGTGTGCGACGTCTGCGCCACGTACTCGACGGCGTCGGAGCCGGTGCGGCGCACCGAGACGAGATCGCGGATCGTCAGCGGCTTGCGGCCGAGCGACTCCACGATGCCGGACTGCTCGTTGACGACGAACGCGCCCGCGCTGGTGTCGGTGCCGCCGACGAACAGGCCCTTCACGTCGATCGGCGCGGAGTGGACGCGCGACCCCTCAGGGATCCGACCGTCCTTGAACGGCGCCATCGCGTTCTTGAACGCGAGCGAGTCGACGACCTGCAGGCCGAGGGACTTCACGCGCTCGCGGACCGGCTGATTGCCCTGCGCGTCGAGGTCGGCGGCGGCGGGGGTGCCGATCTCGGCGGCGAGGCCCTTTGCCTCGTCGAGGATCTCGAGGTCCCGCTTGCCGACCTTGATCTGCTCGAGCAGGTCGCGGGCCTTCTGCATCTCGGCGTTGTAGTCGGTGAGCACCTGCTCGGCCCACTCGCTCGGGCTGCCGTCCTGCTTCTCGGCGATCGTGCGAGCGTTGTCGGTGGCCTTCAGTGCAGCGGTCTGCAGGTCGGCCAGCTTCGTCTTCGTCATCATGGTGATGAGTTCCTTTCTCGGAGGGGTGGTTTACGCGCTCAGCTCGATCTCGAGGGCGAGCGCATCCAGCACTGCCGAGGGATCGACGGACGGATTGAGGCTGGCCTCGTCGGCGGCAGGATCAGTGCCGCCCTTCCGAGACGGACCCGTACCGCTGGCCTTCTCCTCGTCGCTGTCGAGGACGGACAGCACGCGACCGAGCGCTTCATGCGCGGTGCGGAGCTCGCCCTCGTTCTTGGCCGAGATCACTCGGCCGGCCTTTAGGTCAGTGGCGACTCGTTCCGCCACGCTGGGAATCGACTTCACGTCGAGGATCGAGGTCTCCTGATTGGCGCCGATCGGCACCACGGACACTTCGTACAGCTTGAGCTCGCGGAGTGCGTAGAACTCCTCGGACTCTTCGCTGTCGTCCTTCTTGCGCTTCTCGTACCCGCCAGCAATGACGTCGTACGCGAAGGACATTTGGTTGACCCGCCGACCCTTGAGGAGCCGGTAGACCTGGGCGGCCTTCGGGGCCTCGAGGTCGAGGCGGACGTGGACCTTGAGCCCGATCTCGTCCTCCTCGGCCGCGAGCACCTCGCCGATGTTGTAGTCGGGGTCGCTCATGTTGTGGCCGAACAGTGCGGGAATCGGGTCACCCTTCGCCGCCCAGCGCTCGAGGTCGGCGGCGAAGGCGCCCGGCATGACGACGTCGCCGTAGCTGTCGACGTTGCCGAACACGCTGGCGTAGCCGATGAACTCGCCCTCGGCGAGCCCGTCATCCGGGCCAGCCTTGATGTTGGCGAAGGCGTTCTTGGTGAGCATCAGCCCTCCTCGGGAGCGGGGTCGTCTCCCGGTGCGGCCGGGATCGGTTTGTCGTCACCGTTTTGCGTGACGTTCAGGGGCCGGACGAGGACGTCGCCGCCGTCGATCGGCGGTCGGTTGTCCATGGCCCGGATTTCGTTGACCGTCAGCCACGGCGCGCCAGCGGCCCGGAACATCGAGTCGGACCGGGTCTCGAACGAGCCGGTCAGCTTCTCTGCGAGGTTGAACTCGACGTACACGCGACCGCTGTCCGGCAGGTCCGGGATCAGCTGCAGCGCGAGCTCGTCGGCGATCATCGTCAGCCAGGGGCCGAGCGTGTCCTGATAGAGCATCTTGTGTTGCTCGGTGATGTTCGAGAACGTCGCATTGTCGAGTAGGCCGACCATGGGCGGCGGGATGAAGTACGCCGCCGCGACCTCCTCGCGAGTGAGCTTGCGCGCCTCGACGTACTGCAGCTGCTCCGATGTCTGCGAGACGGGATTGAACGTCATCCCGTCTTCGAGGATCGGCGTCCCACCGGCCGCCGGGCCGTCGCCGGTGTACTGCGCCCTCCACGACTCACGGAACCGATCGCGGGTCTCGGACTCCCACCGCGGGGCGCCCGTCGGCCGCTGCAGGTATCCGGAGAGCCGGGCGCCGTTGCGCAGCGTCTGCTCGCGGGAGCGGCTCGAATGCCACTCCTCGGCGAGGATCTGACGAAGGGCCTCGATCGGCGACGTGCCGAAGTCGTCGTTCGGCGCGTACCCGCGGAAGTAGATGAGCTGGTCGGCGGACATCTCTCGAGTGCCCTTGCTGCCCTTGACCTCGAACGTCTGCGGGGTCAGCCAGTCGTCGCCCTTCGGTGTGACCGCCGACGGCGGCAGCCGGATCAGGCCGAGGCCTCCGTCGGACGTCTTGACCTTCTGCCAGAACGCCCGGTCGTAGATCCCGAGATCGTGCACGAGACCGCTCATCAGCCGGTATCTCGTGGTCCACATGTTCGGCTTGCCGATGAGCAGCGGAAGGGGGTGATCAGTGAGCCGCTTGCGATCCGTGTCACCCTCGCGGCGGAATGAGTGGAGCCCGAGTTGCGCGATGTTCCGGGCCAGGAATGTGACCGCGGTGCGCACCGCTGGCTGCTTGCGCCAGATCTCCTCGTACGCCATCGACAGCGAGTCGGAGATCTGCAGCCGCGGCATGCCGGGCAGGTCGGGGCGCGAGAGGCCGCGAACGGCGCCCTCGGAGACGACGAAGCTCATCGGTCACCCCCGATTGCCTGGACGTAGTCGACGTTTGCCCGCTCGATCCAGATCTCGCCGTCGGCGGGCGTCGGCGCGCTCGCGTCGCGGTCGTGCACCATGGCATCGGCGACGACGACCCAGCGGCCGGAGCCGCGGATGATCACGCCCGAGACTGCGTTGCCCGTCTTCAGCGAGACCAGCGCGCGGCGCCGGATACGCAGTCGGCGGCCGTAGAGCACCGCGCCACTGGCCGTGGCCACGAGGGCGAGAACGGCGACAGAAATCGCGACAGCGATCATGGGATCCCCTCCGTCAGACGACCATCAGGTCGTGGTCGTCGTATGCGCTTTCGGTCTGGCCTTCGCCGCCGGTGGCGCGGCCGAGCGCGTTGATCAGTGCAGCGACGCCGTCGATCTTGTCGGCGGCGTTCGCCTTGTCCGGCTTCACGTTCTCGGCCGCGTCCATCGCGACCGCGAGGTTGTCGACCATCCACCGCAGCACCGGGTGACCGCCGTGCCGCAGCATCGGTTTCTCCTCGGTGCCGAGCAGCACGAGCCGCTGCAGCTCTTTCGTCGGAGCCGACAGCGACGCGAACCCCTGGCCCATTTGGACCATTGGGATTTCCTCGGCGACGAGGTTGTTCACGAGCTGCGAGGCGTTCCAGCGGTCGTAGGCGACTTCCTGGACGGCGAACCTCTTCGCGTCTGCCTTCACGACGGATTCGATGTAGTCGTAGTCCATGACGTTGCCGGGCGTCGCGGTCAGGAATCCCTTCCGCACCCAAACGCTGGCCTCGCCCGCGGTCCGCTTGTCGAGCGCCTCGACGTTTTCCTCCGGCGTCCATAGCCGCCATAGCGCGTCATACCCGCCGCGCTCGGCGTCAGGGAACAGCCAGCACAGTGCCGTGATGTCCGAGACCGACGCGAGGTCGAGGCCGCCGAAGCATGCCCGACCCTCGAGCCGCGCCTCGTCGATCATCGACGCGTTGCGATCCCACGCGGTGAGGTCGATGTACTTCTCAGACTGCTTCGTCCGCTGGCCCAGGTGCAGGCGCAGGTACGAGGCGAGATCCGCGGGGGAGTTCCGCGCCTTCGTGGCCGCGTCGCGCAGGTATGAGCGCGTCGGTGAGACGCCGTAGCCCGGGTTCGCCGCGCGCTGCGCCTCTTCGCTGAATGGGTCCATGTCGGCCGGGGCGGCGAACACGACGCCGTAGGTCGAAGGATCGGCCAGCGCGCCGCGCGCCAGCTGCTCGACCATCGTGCGTTTGCGGTCATACGGCGTGTGCCGCTTTCCGGCGTCGGCCGTGGTGATGAACACGAGCAGCGGCTGAGACCGCGAGCCGGTGCCGGTCTCGATCGCCTCGACGAGGTCGTAGGTCTTGTGCAGGTGCAGCTCGTCGACGATCCCGCCATGCAGGTCGGCACCGTGCTGCGCGTCGCCCGCGGACGCGACGGCCTGGAAGTAGCTGCCGGACTTCGGGTGCACGATCTTCGACGCGAGCGTCTTCACGTACGGCCGAAGCGCGGGCGACTTCTCGCAAATGAGCTTGATCGGATCGAAGACGAACCCGGCCTGTTCCTTCCGCGTCGCCGCGGCGATCACTTGTGCGCCGGCCTCTCCGTCGGCGCAGGTGAGGTACACGCCGATGCCACCGGCGAGCGTGCTCTTGCCGTTCTTGCGCGGCAGGTCAACGTACGCGGTGCGGATGATCCGCACGTACGCCTGCACGTCCTCGTCGAACCGGACCCACCCGAACACCGGCGCGAGGATGTACGCGATCTGCCACGGATCCGGATTCAGCGGCTGGCCTGCGAGACGGCCCTTCGTGTGCCGCAGCAGCTTGAACACCTTGAGCACCGCGTCAACTCGGCTCGGGTCGAACCGGGCGCCGGGCTCTTCGCGCGGCTCGGGCGTCTTGATCAGCGGCGGGCAGTCTGGCAGCGGGATCCCGCGCGTCGCGAGGTAGTAGCCGACCTCGGGCGAGATCTTCAGCCGCTCGAGTTCCTCGGCGTCGTACAGCTCGAGCTCAGGCGAACGGGTTGCCTTCGTCATCGGGTGTCCCCTCGACGGCGCCGAACGCCGCCGACAGCTTGCCCTCGGAGGATGGCGTCAGGCCGAACTCGGACGCCCACGCGCGGAGCTGCTGAGATGCGCGCTCGGCGACCGCCATCGCGGGATTCTTTGTCTTCCATATCGACTCGGTCCCGTCCTTCCGAATCGAGCGGTTCTCGACGACGATCCCGTCGCGCCGGACCTGCCGGATCGCGTCGACGTAGGTCGCCCAGGTCTCGCAGTACGCGGTCAGCGAGCCGCGGTCCTCTTCCTTCGTCAGGTCGAGCCGAGACAGGCCGGGGACGATGCGCTTCCACTCGGCCTTCGCTTCGCGCGAGAGCCAGGTCGGCGGCTTCGGCGGGATGCGGCGGAAGTCCGGCGGCGGCGTGACGACGCGGCCGCCGGAGTCGCGGCCCTCGGAGCGCCCGCCGAGCAGCTTGAGTGCGGGCGGAGCCGCAGCGGGACCGGGCATGATGACCCCCCTTCGTGGGGATACCCCCCATGAGCGCGAACCTGAGCGCGAAAAAGTCGAGTTACCGCGCCGGGCTTCGCCCCTCATGCTGCAGAGATTTCGACCCCCTACCCCCTAGAACGGGGCGGGATCGTCGCGGCGGCGCGCGGCCTGCGCCTCGGCCTGCGTCTTGGCGTCGTGGTGGGCCTTGCAGAGGCTCTGCAGGTTGGCCGGGTCGTACTTCTCGCCGCCAGCCGCGAGGTTGACGATGTGGTCAGCGGTCACGGCGAGGCGCCGGCACCCGGGCCACTGGCAGAACGGGTGCGCGGCGAGCTGCTCGGCGCGCATGCGCTGCTGGCGCCGGCTCGTGCCGCTCGTGCCGTAGCTCGAGCCTTGCCAGGCCGGACGGCACCGCGGGCATCCTCGCGGGTTGCTGTGCGCGCGCATGCACTTCGGGCAGGCACGGGGCGGTGCGGTCGGCATCAGTGCGACAAGCCGAGGAACATCCGGATGATCGTGACGAACAGCCAAGCGACGCCGATCATCGGACGCGCCGATCTCGCGCGGTGATCTGGTCGAGGATGTAGTCGATCTGCTCGGTCAACACGATCACGTTGGCTTGCGCCCGGTGGCGCTGCAAGTGGAGGTCTTCGAGCTGCTCCTCGGGGGTCATCATCCGAAACCACCTCCGAGCCGGTGAACCTGGACGCTAACTAGGTCGGCGTGCTAATCGTCGGAGTCTGTCCGCCGACACTCCCACGCATGTTGATGAGCTTCTCGCTCTTCTTCATACCGCGCCCCTTGCGAGTCCTCAGGTTGCCCTTTATCTCGGTGAAAAATTCGTCGTAGGCATCCCGTAAGTCCTTGTACACCTGACTGTTCCACCGCTTGTCATCCAACGGTTCGACCATGAACGCGAATGCTGCATAGCTGAGGTTAGAGGCGCGGTCGTAGAGCATTCTTGGTGCAACTATGCGCAGGTGTCGTAGATGGTCTTCCGCCTGCTTCATGGCTTCAGCCCCGTCGAAGGTGGTACGTCGAACCGCTTCGAGGTCGTTCGGGTGATACCGCGAGTGCGGCGCCATCAACTCCATGACATCAAGGAACTTTAGTGACACTTGCAGCGTCTGATCTTCCCAACGGCGATGGTGCTCCCGACGGCCCTTGCGCCACTCGATGATCGACTGAACCGAGACAGTTATCAGACCGCCAGCCAAAGTGGCTATCCCGGCAATGATGGCCGTTCCCCACCAGGGGCCTGCAGCAACAGTTGCGACTTGAGCGACTTGAGCGAGAATCACCGCCCGGATGTTAACAAGTACACAGCTCCGAAACGGGCGTGAGCATGAAGATCGATGATGGAATCAGGAAGTAGACACACTGGCTCCCACTGCAGAACAGTGTTGCATGCAGGTCAGGACGTTTTCAAGTCAGGCGGATCTTCTGGCGAGTTGGGCATGATGTCTCTGTGATTCATGCAGAAGCAGCCGCCGCGGCTACCCAATTCTCATGGCCGACAATTGCCGCCCCGATCGCCGTCGTCATTGCTGCAGGCATCGCCGGACTGGTGGCAACTCGAAATGGCCGCAAGTCGCCCCACGAGAACCTAAAGATGCTGGTCGACATCCGGGCGGAACTGGATTCGAGCACCGCCGACGGCGAGCCCTCACTGGATGCCGAGCGCGTAGTCGATAGCTCGATTCGGACGGAGCTGGCGAAGCTGAAGAAGCTCAACACCGCACACGGTCGAGGGCGATTCGCGTACTTTCGCGAGTGGTTGTCGCAGGCCAGCCCTGGCGACATTGGGTATGTGGCTCTCCAGGCCTTCTTTGCCCTGGTGGGCGTACTGACCGTTGTGAATCTGTTCCATCCGTTCTGACACTCACCCCGCACGAAGTCCTCGCACATCGCTGAGCCGGAACAACGGCGGGTCGGACCGCCGAACCCAGAACTCCGACTCACTCCCATCCACCTGCCGCCACGCCCGAGGTCGTAGCTGCCCGCGACTGAGCCATGAGCGCATCGTCCCGGCCGGCACCGGCTCGCCGAGCTCGCGCAGCACGCGCTCGAGCTCGGCGATGGTGAAGAGCCGGTTCTCGATGGCGCCGAGCGCATCCCGCGTCAGCGTCCGCACGTCATGGCTCGCGCCGCATAAGTGGCACGTGAGGTACCCGTCGCCATCTTCGACGTATAGGTCGGCGCCGCACAGGCCGCGCGTGCTGTCGGGCTGGGCGACGATCGCACTGCACTGCCCGCGGTAGGCAAGCTCAGGCCGTCGGTCGACGACGCGGCGCGCGGAGGCGAGCGCGTCGGCAATCTCGTCGTGCATGGCGCGGGCATCCGGGACGGCACGCAAGTCGCCTCCGCAGCACGCGAGCCAGAGGGCCGCCAACTCGACGTCGTACGCGCCCTCGGTCGCCAGGGCGGCCCGGTCGAACCTGCCGTCGCGACGGTTGTGCACGAGCTGCCGCAGGCCGCGGCTGTCGAGCGCGGCGTCGAGGTCGTCGGCCTGGCCGGTGTGGTCGGCGGCGAGGCGGGCCCAGGTGCCGACGATGAGCGTCAGGTGGTTGAGGGATCGCTGCGTCGGCAGCCCGTCGAACCGGTCGAGGCGCACAGGCAGCGCGGTCTCGGAGCTCTTGCCGCCGACCCGCCCGCGGCTCATGCGGTCGAGGCGGGCCCGGGTGACGGTCAGGTCCGCAACGAGACCCGGCACGGTGAGCAGCTCTCGATGGAGCGCGTCGGCGCACAGCGTGCACAGCTCGTAGCCGTCGGCGACGACGCGGCCGCAGTTGTGGCAGTCGATCGCGCTCATCGGCGCACCCCCGCAGGCCAATTCACGCGCGGTTCGATGTGGTGCGGCAGCTCGGGCTCGTACCACCCGAGCCGCTGCGCGCCGATTGTGGCGAGCGCGAGCGCGTCGGATTTGTTGTCGTTGTCGCCGATCGCGGCGTGCGGCCAGAGCGCCTGCATCGACTCGAGCACCGCGGTCTTCGATGCGTGCCCGTCACCAGTGGCCCAGAGCTTGACCGTGGTCACGCTGACGTCGACGACCGGGATTCGGCGCTTCGCGAGGTACTCAACGACGCGGTGCACCAGCGCGGCCCGCTCCTGGAACAGCTTCGTGTGCTTCGGCGGCATGAGCGGCAGTGCCTCGATCATCACGAGGCAGACCGTCGCGGGCATGGCCCGCAGGATGTTCTCAGCCTGGCGCCCGACGCGGATGCTGCGCTCGGCCAGAGTGTCGCCGTTCTGGCCGCTGGTGCCCACGGTGACGAGCCGGGGGCGGTTCGGGGTATCCGCGTGCTGGGGTTGCTTGATCACGGCGATCCCAGCGGCCGTGAGGCTCGGATCGAGTCCGACGATGGTGCTCACTAGTCGACTCCTTCGGTCGCGTTCTGGGTACTCGACTGCGCCAGCGCGGCCCGGACGAGCGCGCTCCCCCGGCGGTTGCGCTCAGCGACGTCCGGGTCGTGGTCGCAGACAGTGGTTCCGGCGTAACCCTCGTCGTCGCACAGCGCGCATGCGGCAATCGCCTGCTTGGCCGCCTCGACGCGCTTCTCGCGTTCGGCGCGCTGGACCTCGATGCGGCGGCGGGACTCGGTGAGGTCCCACGCCTCTCGCGCCTGCCGGGCGGCGCCGCAGGCGCGGCACGGGGCGTCGGTGCCCTGGGGGTGCTTCGGGCAGTGGGGGGTGGGTGGTTGCGCCTCGCGCGTGTGCGTGTGTACGCGCGCGCGACCCCCCAACTCTTCATCTGCAGTACGTAAGAGAACCTCTTCCCCTTCCCCTACCCCGCGGGGTTCGCGAGGGGTTCGCGAAGGGTTCAAGGGTTCGGGAAGGGTTTCCGAAGGGTTCGGGAACGGTTCGGAAACCCTTCCCGAAGGGTCGGGTTCGATCATGTCCGCGACGGCGTCCGCGTCCTTCCGGCGGAGCTTCCTGAGCTCTGCCGCGAGCACCTGGCGCAGCAGCGGAGAGTCGATCAACTCGGCGCACTTGAGCGCGTTCTTGAGCACGTTCGGCTGCTTCTCGATGCCGTCGCCGCGGATGAACGATCGGATCAGCAGCTCGTCAGAATCGGTGTCGAAGTAGATGAACCGGGCAGCCTGCAGCTCGGCGAGATCGGCCCAGACGTCCGCCTCGGTGAGGCCCTCGCAGTAGCGAGCCCACCGCGAGGGCATCAGCGGCAGGACGCCCGCGTTGTTGACGTCCTTCTGCCCGAACAGGACCATGTACGTGCGCTGAGCGCCCGGCGACAGCGCCCGGAACTCGCGATTGTTGAACAGACCGAACTGAATCCGGCCGTGACTACGCGCCATCGTGTGCCTCCTTCCTTCGGTTTGGTTCGCGGGCCTGCGCCTGCAGGCAGTCGCAGCACACGCGGCCGTGCGCGTTGATCGGGCGGCCGCAGCGGATGCAGGTCGGGAGCGGCATCAGGACACCACCTCGGTGAACGGGCCGTATGGCGCCGACGGCCCGGCGACGGGCCTTCCCTGGTCGGACCCATCCATCCATGCCCAGCCGCCGGGCTGCTCGTCGCTTCGGTCACACGCGGACCCGAACCGATCCCTGACCTGGATCACACCACCAGGCACCAGGTCGAGGCTGGGCCAGTCACGGCCCCAACGGCGACACAGGCGGCCACCGGTCGTCAGCGCCTCGTGCGCACAGTTGTGCCCGGCGGGGAGCGTGCACGCCCACGGGCGAGCCGGGTCGTCGGTAGAGTTCGCGCCGCAGGTTCCCGGCGGGTGCGGCTCGTCGAGTGCGATGCTCACCCGGTACCCGTCGGCGCCGAGCTGCTCATTCAATCGGCCCCCGATCGCCGCGATCATCGACCGCACTGGGCCGACGGCGATGCCGAGGGGGACGATGGACCACGGCGAATCGTCGCCAGGGAAGATGTCGACCGGGCGAACCAGGCGGGTTGCCTCCCAGACCTTCTCGGCGGCCAGCCATTTGGCGATCGGCTGTACGTGCTCGAGAACCGCGTGAAGGCCATCCCGCGTCGCGGTCGCCGGGTCCATCTCGTGGCCGGCTACCTCATTGCGGTACACGGCGAACAGTTCATCGACGAGGGCGCCCCGGGCCTGGACGGCATCGACTTCGTCAGCCAGCCGCTCGCACCAGGTCACAATCTCGACGCGGCGGCCCAATTCCCGTGATCCATGCGTCCGAAGCACCTTCGCGGCGGTGCGGTACTCATCAGCGGTGATCTCGATGGTCTCGCTCATCGGACGCTCCTCATGATGTTGTCGGCCAGCTGGTCGAGGTAGGTCAGGTGCGACCCGGGCGCGCGCCGTACGCCGTAGCCGGTGTGGTCGCCGCGGAACAGGTACCCCTCGGCGTCACGCACGGCCTGGGCCGCGCGCCGGAACGGGGCGAGCGGGTCCTGCCAGACGAACCCGCCAGAGGGCTGCCAGCGTGTGCGCCGAGCGCGGTCGAGCAGGTCCATGCCCCACGCGCCGGGGTCGACGAGCGAGAACGCCGCGGTCTGGTCTGCGAAGGTGCGCAGCGGCGAGTCGGGCGGACAGCAGCAGATGACGTCAGCCGGGTCGGCGACCTGCCAGACCGGGAACCGCGCGAGGACAGGCCGCGCACCGGCGACGCCCATGCTGTCGGCCGGGCCGCCGTTGAGCGGTGAGCGGAACGGATCGGAGACGAGGCCCACGCCGCGGACGTCGAGACCCGGGTGCAGGCCGCGCCCGATCTCGGCACCGACGTGGCCGGCCAGTGCCGCCCCACCGGAGTAGCCGAGCAGCACAACCGGGTACGGGTCGTCGTTGATCATATTGAGCAGCAGCGCCTTACCGCGCGAGAGCGATGCCTCGAACGCGGCGCCGCCGGGGCGGGGTGCCGGGCCATACTCGGCGAGCCAGGGCACCTCACGCGCCCGGAACCGGGCGGGGTCGAGCCGCCGCGTGACGCCCGAGAGCATGGTGTTCTGCAGTGGCTCGCCGATGCCGCGGCAGCAGAGGACGGTGATCATCGGGCCTCGCTCTTCAGCACTCGATAGAGGTCGCGGGCGCAGCGGGTGCGCACCTTGTGTCCGGTTCGGGTCCATTCGTCAGCCAGCTCGACCGCGCGGGCGAGTTTCGACTTGAGCGCCTGCAGTTCCTTGAGCGGGTCGGGTCCGTTCACGATCGGGCCTCCATTCGGGATGCGTGCTTTTCGAGGGCCTCGACGACCCAGCTGGTGAACACGAAGTTCGCGAACGCCACCCCCGCGCTGGCCGTAGCCAGCGCGGGGGCGAGCGTTGCGATTGCCGAGCGACTCACTCGTCGCCAGCGGAAAAGGTCGGGCCCTGGAACGCCTCGGCCCCGCCGATGATGTCGCCGATCGATTCGGGCTCGTCGTCGACCGAGCTGCCGCCGTCCGAGCCGAACAGGCTCGGCTCCTCCTCCGGCTCGTCGTCGATCGTGTGGTCGACACCGGACAGCACGCGGACGACCTTCATGTTCACGGACTTTCGCGTGCCCTCGTTCGCCATCGCGCGCTCGTTGTGCGACTGGCAGGTCGCGAGGATGGTGTACGTGCGCTGCTCGCCGATCGCGGGCACGTCCTCGAAGTCCTCGGCGGACAGGCCGGAGAACTGCAGGCGAGCGGAGTCGATCATGGGCTGGGTCACGTTGAATCTCCTTCTGTTGGTTGGGGTTTGCTGGCTGTCAGTTCAGGCCTGGAAGGGATCGCCCTCGAACACGTGCCAGACAAGGCCGGACGGCGTGACGACCGTGCCGACGAATCGGCCAGGCGGTCGGTGGTGGCCGGTCCCGGCGATGTGGATCCAGCGCTGGTCGCCGCGGTCCTCGGCCGGGTACGTGGTGAACCACAGGTCGACGTGGTCGCTGCCGCCATCGCGGGTGGGCGCGACGGACAGCACCTGCCCACCCGCATGGATCGCGACGAGCTGCCGATCGGCGACGGGGATCGTGACGCGGTGAATCACCGGGCCGAGGTCAGCCCCGCTCACTGCTGCGCCTGCGCGTCGGCGGCCTGGGCGTCCGCGAGGAACGCGATCAGCTGATCGGCCTCGGCGGCGGTGAGGTTCGCTGCGGAGGTGAATTTCCGCCCGAACTGCCCCTCGAGGTAGTCGAGCTTCTGCTTGCGGGTGTCGAGCTTCTCCGCGGTCAGCAGCTCGCCGACGCGCTTCTGCTGCTCCGGGGTGGCCATCGCGACCTCGGGCTCCGGCTCGCTGGCCTGCGCGATGTCCACTTTTGCGCCTGAATCCGAGGCAGGCTCCGGATCGGCGGCCGGGGCCGCGATGCCGAGCGCCGCGTCGAGCGCCGCGACGCCGCGCTTCGTCGGGGTGACCCGCTCGACGGTCGCGCGGATAGGTTCGAGCTCGAGCTCCTCGCGGGTGTGCGCGATGCCGAGCAGCACGTCGGGCGCAATCTTTCGGCAGACCTCGGTCGCGGCCTTCGCGTAGAGCATCGCCTGCGGGTCGGTGTCGTACTTCTTGTTCGTGGTGTATCCGGCCTTGCGTGCCCGCTCGTACGTCCACGTGGATTCCTCGACCTGGCCGGTACTCGGGTCAGTGCCGCGTACGGTGACCGAGTCGTCTGCGGTCGCGACGGTCTCGAGGAGGAATCCACGGGTCTTGAGCAGCGCCACCATGGTGCGGGCGTAGATCGCGGGCGAGCCGTGCACAACGAAGATCTGCTGCAGTGACTGGATGGGGTTCAGGCCGAGCTCGGCGCCGTAGAGGATCGCGGCCGTGCCGTCCTCCGGCTTTCCGCGGTAGATCGCCGGGACGAGGGCTGTCTTGCACATGCTCTCGGCGAGCTTGTACGCGATGTCCATCGCCTGTGCGTGCTGCATCAGCTGGCCAATGGCGCCCGCGGCATCCGGCGTCACAGCGAGGCTGGCGCCAGCGGGCAGAATGTCACCCTCGGTCAGGGGTGCGATTTCGTTGCTGGTCATGCGGGGATCCCTTCCAGGAAGTCGGTTTTCGTGTTGGCGTAGAGGGCGACGGTGCCGCCCTTGGCGTTTCGGCGGTCCGCGATGCGGTAGCCCTGACAGGTCGCGTACTGGGCCTGGCCCATCTCGGAGAGCACCTCGGTCTTCGTGCCGCGCTCCTCGACGTCGATGACCTTGCGATCGGCGTTGGCGGTCAGGTACCGGGCCGCGAGGTCCGGGGAGATCTCGACCTCGCGATCTCGCTCGATGTCGGGGTGCAGGCGGCGCACGGTCTCGTAGCAGCTGATCGTGGTGTCGAGCGGCGGCGGCGTACCGGCCGCGAGGCTGGCCGTCCAGGCCGAGGCCTTCGCGACGATCGCCTCAGCGCGGACCTCGGAGAACTCGACGGTGTAGATCCGAGGTCGGCCAAAGGTCGGCCACAGCACCAGGTCGGCCGGATCAGTGAACCCGCTCAGGTACTGCTGCCAGATGACCTGCGCGGCATAGTCGGCCGGCATCTCGCCGGATCCGTCGTCGCCCCATTCCTCGAGCGACTCGGCAGTCTTGACCTCGACCGCCTTCCGCGAGCGGCCGCGGCTGGCCCGGCGGTCGAGCGTGGCCGCGTTCGGGAACGGGAGGTCGTCGCGGCTGTACTGGACCTCGCGCTGACTCAGGCGCCATCCGGGGTTGCGCCACTTCCAGAACTCGGCGGCCGCGACCTCGGCGGCATGGCCGTAGTCGAACAGCTCCTGCGTCTGCTGGCTGATCGGCTCCGGCTCGAGCAGGCCGGCCATCTCGTGCCAGAGGGTGTACTGGCTCTTGTAGCGCGAGACGCCGAGGATGACGGGGATCTTCGACGCGGTGACCGTGCGAAGCCACTCGGGCGATCCGGGCTTGAGGTCGACATCAGGCATTCGTGTCTCCGATCAGTTCGAGGTTGTCGGGGTGGGTCAGGATCGGGTCAGGGCTGGACCTGTAGCGCACGAGCACCATTCGGCCCGCGACCCCCGCGATGCGGCCGTGCTCGGTGATCTCGCGGGTCGCAGGGCTGCGGTAGGCGACCAGTTCGCCGCGGTTGTCGCGGGCCTGAGCGAGGGTGATGGGCATCAGGCCACCGCCTCGAACAGACCGAGTTGTTCGCTGGGCGCCGGGGCCGCGCTCGGCGGCGCCAGGATGAGCGCGGCGACACGGGCCCCGGTGCCGGGATCTGACTTGCGGTGCCGCCGCGCCTCGGCCCGCAGCTCCGTGGGGAGGGACTCGACCCAACCCGCGATCTGCGCCCAGGTGAGCGTCGCGGCGTGCGCCGGATCGCTTCTCTTGCGGGCGCGGACGTAGTCGCCATCGGCGGTGACGGCAATGCCCCACGTGTAGGTCTGGCGGCACGATCCGTCCGGCCATTCGCCGCGAACGGTGCCGCCGCCCTGGCTGTCGCGGATCTCGCGGCACCAGTAGTCGGGAGCGTCGGCGAGGGCAAGAACCTGCCACGGGGCCAGCTCGCCCAGGAGTCGGCGCTGCGCATCGGTGATCACGCGAATCCCCTCCTCTCGTAGGTCTGACGGACCGCGGTGTCGCGCTCCTCGATCTGCTCGTCGGTCAGCTCCTCGCCGCCGGGGCGCAGGTACTCGCCGAACGCGGTCTTGCACTGGCCGCATGGCTCGTTCGACCGGGACACCGGGTTGCTGCATCCGGGGATGACGCAGCTCGGGAACAAGGTGTCGCGCATCAGGCCACCCCCGTCAGCACGCCGTCGCGGGGCACCCGGGCCGTCAGGCGGCGGGCTCGCAGCTCTGAGAGCACGACCACCCGGGTGTCCGCGTCGGTCTCGATGACCTGCACGGCCAGGCCGGTGGCGAAGGTGCCCCACTGCGTCGGCACGTCGGCCGTCAACAGGCCCCACATCAGAGCGCCCCCAGTTCGTCAGCCACCGCGGCGTCGTGCGCCCGGTCGGCAGCGGCGCCGTCGTCGAACACCGGCGGCCCGGTCGGCTTCCGCCTGGCGTAGAGGTAGACCTGCCCGGTCTCGCCGGTCTCACGGTCGACGACCTCGATGTACGCATTCGAGATGCCGCGCTGGTGCGCGACTGCGTGCTGATCGGCAGCGACCGGCCGCCAGCCCTCGTGCCCGTCGAGCTGACCCAGGTTCTCGGCCGCGGTGAGTGCAATGTCCTCGGCGTCCATCAGGCAGCCACCCCCCGGCGCTTCGCGCTGTAGCAGCCCACACAGAGGCCATGGCCGTGGTAGCGGGCGTGCGCCTTCGGCAGCTTCGTGGCCCTGTACGCAACGAGCGGGCGCTCACAGTCGGCGCAGTGATTTGGCATCTCCGCTCGCGGCTCAGTGGCCGGCAGTCCGAGCCGGACGCGCAGAACCTTCCGCGCGTGCCGGATCTTGTTGGTGCCCTCGGGGAATGCGACGCCTGCAACAACCATCCCGTTGAAGTCGGTCATCTCGAGGGCCGCGAACCCGCACTCACGCCACACCGCGCAGCCGTCGCACTGCATGAGCGCGGCCATGGCCCGGCGCGAGGCGCTCGGGAGGTTCGCCGTCGCCCAGCGCTCGGGGTCCTGGCCGCGGCACTTCGCGCGCTCCTGCCACTCGGCGGCCATCACCGACCACCCGCCGCGAAGTAGAGCGGGGCGCCGAACATCCCGCCGCCGATGGCGTAGCTCAGCAGCATCGGCGTGCTGATCACGTAGGCGCGCAGCCACGCCCAGTACGCGCGGGCGTTCACTGGCCACCGCCCAGGATGTCGAGGATGACCCGTCCGGCGTGGCGACCGAACTGGTCGCCGCACTCGGAGAGGGCGTTCGCGTAATCCCGGACCTGGCCGAGCGTGCCGTCGGCCGCCGGTGGTGCCTCCTGCTCGTCGATCTGCGCCTGCCGGTCGGCCAGCGCCAGCGCGGTCTCGGCGGACAGCTTCGCGAGGGCGAGCGACTCGCTCCGAAACATGTAGTCCTCGCTGCCATCGACGCCCGCCTCGCCGAGGCTGGCGGCCTGCTCGTCGAGCGCGGCGGCGAACCCGGCGAGGGAGATCGCGGGGGCGCTCATGCCGCCGCCGCCTCGGTCGTCGCGGCGAGCAGGAAGATGCGGACCGGGACGCCCGCGCGGTGCTGAACGGGACGCTTCACGGGCAGCTCGAGTCCCTCACGCTCGTAGAGCTTCTGGACGGTGGTCCCGCCCTGCAGAGTGGTGGTGATCATGGATTTCTCCTGGTTTTGGGTACGACGGGGCGCACGGACAGCGGCCCGCGTTCGATGTGGGTGTGGGTGGTGGATGACCGGTGGCGGCGATTCCGGCATCGGGCCGGGCAGGATTCCACTTCTGCTCGCCGCCACCGGCGGATTAGGTGGCCCCGCGCGCCGTGGCTTCCGTGCCGTCGCGCGGGGCCGGCGACCCTGCGCTCTGCGGGGCGAGGCCGCGAGCAGCAGGGAGGTTGCGGGCACTCACGACGCCGCCAACTGGATCAGCCAGGCGGCGCCGGTCAAGCCGAGGATCAGCATCGACAGCGCGGTGAGGAACACCCGGGGCGCGCTCATCCCTGCACCGCCAGCTGCGCGAGGAGAGCACGGACCAGAGTGGCGACGGCCTGCTGCGCTAGACAGAGCAGCGCGTCGACGGCGGACAGCACGACCAGCGTCGGGCCGCCGACGATCAGGCGGGCGTTCATGAGTGCCGTAGGATTCGACATCAGATTCCTTTCGTGGGGATTCGATGGCCGTCAGCTGTTGCCGCAGCTGGCGGCTTTTTCATGCGCGTCGACGAGTCGACGACTCGGCCTGGCCAGTGGTGTTGGCGCGTTCGAAGTCCGCGACTGCAGTGAGAGGGATCCGGATCGTCTGGCCGATCCGGAGGGCTGCAAGTCGGCCACCATCCACCTGCTTGTAGATGGCCGCGGGATGGCACCCCCACTTCTCGGCCAGCTCCTTCACGGAGACGTACGCCGCGCTCATGCCGTTGCGCCTAGCGATTGCGCGTCCTTCTCGGCCTTGCGCGAAAGCGCGCCGCTGATCTCCGTCATGACCACTGCGACCCACCGATCGGACGGCCTCGACTTCCCGTTCTCGACTCGCGAGAGATACGCGGGACTGACCTCCGCGGAGGCGGCAAGCTGTTCGATGGTGAGACCCGCAGCGGAGCGGAAGTGCCGGATCGATTGCCCGGTGCTCGGTGTGTAGGTCATGCGCAAGACAGTAGGCACTCTTACTCATAACTAGCAACTGCATACCCGGTGTTGCGGGCAGATCTTTGCTCAAGTCGGTAAGACTGGTACGTTCTTACCCATGTCGAACCATGGAGATGAGCAAGAATCCATTTTCGGAATCCGCATGGATGAGAAGGCTCGCGCCGCATGGGCCGCGAAAATCAAGCCCGCACGAGTCGCCCGGGGCCTCACTCAGCGAGACGTCGCGGACATGTCTGGCGTTTCACTCAAGACGGTCGGCAACATCGAGTCGGGGAGGCTGATTCCGCAAGCCGCGAATCTGCGCAAGCTGATGGTCGCCCTGGACCTCGGCCCCAACCCGATGGACAACTTCCCGGACTGGGTTGCGGAGTGGATCGCCGTGATAGCCCCCCTGATCCAAGCGATCCCCCAGCCGCCAAGGAATCAGGTGATGACCGAGGTCGTGATGATTCTCGGCAACGCGGCGGCCGGCAGGTATCCCGATAACGTCACGTCCTTGACACGAAATAACAACGTTCGAAGCCTTGACGTTGCCGACGATTCCAAGCTTGGCCCGGATGGAATGCCGCCATTCGACGAGCGGGAACTCCTTGCGGCGCGGCGAGTTTCGGATGATCAGGCAAGCCTGCGACCGAAGGCGCCAAACCCCGAGGACTACCCAGACGACGAAGGGCCTGAGTCAGGGGCCTAACGGTGAGGGGATCAGGGGTGGTAGAGCCGGGAGAGAATGACACCGATTCAGCTGTCGGTGGCCATGATCAGGGTGTCGAGTTGACCAGATGGCACCCATGGCGACGCCTCAGAGATCACTACCCCGAGGTATCTGTGACATGCAGATACCCCTTGCCCGGCACCCTTAAGGGAGCGTGGACGCAGCACGGGATCTACCTCCACCGAGACCTTGACCAGGCAGGCAGGCGATCAACACTGACGCACGAGCTGGTCCATCAAGAGCGGGGCTCCGTGTGCTCGGCCGACACAGACGACGCTCGCGAAGAACGCGCTGTTGACGAGATCGCCGCGCGCCGGCTCATCCCGATCGAGGACCTAGTCGATGCGCTGGCCTGGACCCGCTGGCGCGTCGGCAGCGAAGCGGCCGGCGAACTGTGGTGTGACGTCGCGATGCTCACAGTTCGGATTCAGTCCCTCACCCCTTTGGAGCGGAAGTACCTGAACGACGAGATGGTGCGCAGGCAGCCGTAGTGGCCGCCTCGAGACCCGAACCAGGCAGCCCTTCCGCCCGAGGGGCTCGACGGACCGCTGATTCATGACAGGAATGGCAGAAGATGAAGCCGCAGAAGCGCATTCGAAACGGGAAAGTCCGCTGGGTCGCGCGGTATGTCGGGACCGACGGCTCCGAGCGGAGCAAGACCTTCGAGCGCGAGAAGGACGCGAAGGCCTGGACTGCCGAGCGCGAGCGCGAGGTGCGGGTCGGCGACTGGATCGACCCGAAGGCGGGGGAGGTCACGGTCGGCCAGCTCTGGGCACATTGGGAGGCTGCCGCCCAATCAGACGGAACCCGCCGAATCCGGGCCCGCGTCGGGAAGAACCTCGGACGCCTCGAGCGCGCGCAGATCTCAGCATTGCGGCCCTCCGATGTACGCGAGTGGCATCACGCGCTGCGGAACGGTCGGCCATGGGTGCGAGGATGCGAAGGGCTGGCCGATACCACTGTCGCCACCTGGGCCGGGCAGTTCGCGGGCTGCATGGCGATGGCTGTCGCGGATGGCCTCCTCCACAAGTCGCCCTGCGAGAACGTGAGGGCGACCCGCCGAGAGAAGGCGCGGGCAGTTACGGCCGACGAGCTGGTCACGGCGAGCCAGGTGCACGCGATGGCCGAGGCGGCGCGAGTCGGACGGCTGGGGGGCAAGGACTGGGTTCCGGCGCACCCGACCCTCGCGCGCATGATCATCGTGGGCGCTGCCACGGGCCTTCGTGCTGGCGAGATCGCGGGGCTGCGAATTCGGTCGATCGACTTCCTGCGCAAGGAGGCGTCAATCACCGAACAGTCGACGGCGCGGACGGCGTCGTTCGAATGGGGCCGGTTGAAGACCCCCGCGTCGAAGCGCGTGCTTCCGCTCCCGCAGATCGCGATCGACGTGCTCGCCGAGGAGCTGGCCGACCGCCCAAGCGCGGATCGATCGGCGCCGATCTTCCGGACCTCTCGCGGTGGCATGTGGACCGCGTCGACGGTCGCCTACTCGGTCCGGTCCCTTCGCGACCGGTGCGGACTCGATGAAGCGGTGACCTGGCACAGCCTCCGCCACTTCTACGCGTCGACCCTCATCTACTCGGGCGCGAGCGTGAAGACCGTCCAGGCACGACTCGGCCACGCGTCTGCCTCGACGACCCTCGAGATCTACGCACACATGTGGCCAGGGGAGGATGAACGCACACGGACCGCCATCGATGCGGTGCTGAGTCGGGACCACGTCGGGACCGGCGACCAGACGCCCGCCGTTGCCGAAGCGCGGACCACCTCCACCGCTCAATAG